GAAACTACTGTTGAGCGAGTAGAAGGCCGGATAGATAACAGTCCATATAATCCAAGTAACCGGATCGTATCCGCACACTTCGGCTGGCTGGGCTGGGATGATGTGGATGACTATCAGTATGCAGTTTATCATCACATAGAGCAGTCACAATCGGACAGTACAGAGGCTCTCCGCGAGGCTCTCCGGAAGGCAAAAGTTCTAGTCTGCCATAACGCCAAATTCGACGTGTCTTGGTTGTTAGAAGCAGGATTTGACGCGCCAGAAAAAATCTACTGCACTTTAATCGGGGAGTACTTGCTGGCTAAGGCCCAGCGCAGGGATTTATCTCTGAAGGGTTCAGCGGAACGGCGTGGACTACGCAATCAGAAGAAATCAGACTTGATCGATCACTGGTTCCAAGACGGCGTGGATTTCTGCGAGATGCCACTGGCTACCATGCTGGAGTATGCAGAAGCAGATGTCAGAACCACCGCTGAACTGTACTTAGCGCAGATGGACGATTTTGACGCGCAAGAAAATAAATCTCTCATCACTGCCCGTGACCAGATGAATGAGATGCTGGTTTTTTTGGTTGAATTAGAGCGAAACGGTTGTGCCATTGACTTAGCTGCCTTGGACACTGTCGAGAAGGAGTTCCAAGCAGAAAAGGTACAACTGACAGTGCGTCTGACTGAGATAGTCGAGCAGGTTATGGGCGATACTCCCATCAATCTTAACTCAGGAGATGATATGACTAAGGTCGTTTACTCCAGAGAGGTGATCGACAAGGCCATTCACAAGCAGACGTTCAACATAGGCACCAATGAGGCGGGTAAATCACTTATGCCGCCTCGGATGAGTCAAAATCAATTCTCAGACGCCGTCAGGACTACCACACGGGTGGTCGAGAAAACACAAGCGGTGTGCTGCTCTAACTGCAATGGATTTGGTTCAATACAGAAGTTCAAGGTGAAGACTAAAATCAAGCTGGGTAAGAAGTATCGCATCCAGACAGAAGAGCCATACAAGAATAGGACTAAATGCAAAAATTGCGGCGGTCTTGGTGCTATCTACCAGCCAACCGGTGACACAGCCGGTCTGAGAATGATCCCAACCGGACCATCCTACGCCGCTGCAGGTGGTTTTAAAACCGACAAGGAAACCATCCAGACTTTGATCGGAGTAGCCACTCGCAAGAGAAAGCCGGTGGCAGTTGAATTTCTAACAAAATTATCCCGCTTATCGGCTGTCTCAGTTTATCTCGACAGTTTTGTAGCCGGACTGAAAAGAGGTACGCGCAAGAATGGAATACTACATGCAAATTTTAATCAGTGTATTGCTGCTACTGGTAGGCTGTCTTCTAGCAATCCTAACGCTCAAAACTGGCCTAAAAGAGGCTTCCCTGTACGCAGGGCTATTGTCAGCAGGTTTGATGATGGCCTGCTACTAGAAGCCGACTACAGCGGTTTGGAATTTAGAACGTGTGTTGAACTTAGTCGTGATAGCCAAGGGTTAGCCGACATTTTAGAAGGTAAGGATATTCATCGTCAGACTGCATCGATCTGCCTACAGAAAGACCCAAAGGATGTGACCAAGGATGAACGTCAGGGCCATAAGTGGGCCTCGTTCCAACCCCTTTTTGGCGGGACAGGGGCAGGAATGGAGCCACATATCAAAGCGTATTTCGGCAAATTCTATGAGATTTATCGTGGAATTGAGGCTTGGCATAATTCCCTTATGACCGGCACTTTAAAGAACGGTATCGTTCAGACGCCGTCTGGTCGGCAGTATTACTGGCCTAACGTAGTTCGGACCAGAGGCAATAGAGTGAGCCATAGTACTCAGATATTAAATTATCCCGTCCAAGGGTTCTCAGCCGACATGGTTCAACTAGCCTGCATCCGCGCCTTACGCTTCTTCCGGCAGGCTAATCTGAGAAGCAAACTCATCCTTACTGTGCATGACAGCATAGTCGTAGACACTCATCCGGATGAGGTTGAACAAGTCAAATCCATACTGGTTGAAGCAATGACCCGCATAGATGAAGAGATGGTCACACGTTTTGGCTACAAGTGCGTAGTACCCTTTGACATAGAGATAAGTGCAGGCAAAAACTGGCTTGATCAGGAAGAACTATCATTGACAAACGCCACTTAGTTATGGTAAAATGAATGTTCAAATCAAGGAGACAAAATGTCTGATATAATTCCCGCTGAAGGTGGCATGACGCCAGATGAATTGGCTGATATGCTGGGTGCTGCAGATGCGCCTCAATCGGTTAAAATACCAACCTTAAAGATTAATTCTCAGGGCGAAGACAAAGACGGCAACCAAATTCCGCTGGGTGCATTCTTTTTAAATACTGACGATGAACGTGTGTATGCCAAAGACGGCGTAGTACTTCATGCGCTATCAAATCACGTACAGTATATGCACTGGGACGATGGCAGGCTAGTCAACAAGTCCAGACTTATTATCAATAAACGAGATGAAGCCCGTGATCAACTAGGTGGCACAATGTGTGGTATGCCTACATACGAGCAGTCTATCCAGATGACTCCGGAGCAGCGGAAAGAGTACGAAGGCCGTGATCGATATCGTGTGATACGTGGTCTAGTATCATACACCGGCAAGACGGCTTCCGGAGAAGAACGCACGATAGAAAATGAACCGGTGATCCTGTCTCTAAAGCGCAAGAACTACGGACCTTTCTACCATGATGTAATCAAGCGCATACCGTCTGATGGTAAATTCTTCAATTATCGTTTGGCTCTTACGGCTGACAAACAGACCACCGACAAAGGTGCTAAATATTATATCATGCGCTTCAGTCCTGATCTGCAGAATAAGGTCACTCTAGACCAGAAACTGTATGACAGTATGAATGCAGTCGCAGGTATGGTGAAGGCTGAAAATGAGCGTATTGATAAATCTTACTTCGATGCGATTGCCCGTAAGGCAGACGAGGCTGAACAAGACCGAATTATGAAAGAGGTTAACACTCTAGAACACGACTTTTAAAAAGTGGGTGTAATAGAGAATATGACCAATGAGGATTATCACGCGACTGCTGATATATCCTCTACTACGGTTAAGACGGTCTGGAAGAAGTCTCTGGCTCACTGGAAAGGCCAGAAATTCACCTCTACTGCCGCTCTCCTAATAGGCTCTGCACTGCATGGCATACTGCTAGAGCCTCATAGGGAGATAGCCATCAAAGGGCCAAAGACCAGACGGTCCAAGGCGTATACTGAGATGGAGAGAGACTTAGGTCCGGATCAAGTGCTGCTCACAGAAGGTGAGTGGTACATGGTCAGGGCAATGGCTAAGTCGGCAATGGCTAATCCGGCCTTTAGGAAAGTGCTTGAGCATCCAGACAGGCAAAACGAGGTGTCCATCTTTGTCGAGTGTCCAAGCACGGGTTTAGGATTGAAGGCACGATTTGACTGTAGGGTAAAAGAAGTAATTTACGATGTTAAATCTACTATCGACAGCAGTCCTGACGGATTTTCCAAAGAGTGTTGGAAGTATGCGTATCCTTTGCAAGCAGCCTTTTACTTATACGTCTGTAAGTTGGCCCAGATTGACGTAGAGGAGTTCTCCTTTCTTGCCATAGAAAAGACGGCTCCATACGTTGCCCACCAGCACGTTGTAGGCCCAGAGTTAATGGAATGGGCGCATGAACAGGTGCTGGCAACCCTACGCCGTATAGCAGACGCCAAACAGCTAGACGATTACGGCACGGGTTGGGGTGACTTTACCCTGCTTGAGAAGCCAAAGTGGCTATAACGCCGTCCAGTGCCAAGGCTAAAGGGCGCAAACACCAACAATGGGTGCGGGATCAAATTCTCGCACTCTTCCCTAAAAAATTGAAAAAGGACGATGTGCGCAGCACTAGTATGGGGTGTGGCGGCGAGGATATCCAACTCAGCCCACTAGCCCGTAGGCTGTTTCCCTACAGTGTAGAATGCAAGGCAAACAAGTCTTTCGCTATCTACAAAATCATGGAGCAGGCTCAAGACAACTGCCCCAAAGGTGCCACTCCATTGGCAATAATTAAGGGTGATCGTCAGAAACCCTTGGTTGTGATTGACGCGCAAGAATTTTTCAAATTAACCAAAAAAGGCCGGTAATGGAAATCGAAGATTTTGACGAGAACGTCCTAGCAATAATTATGACGATTAACGAAGAGGATCATTCTTTTGACCTCAAGGTTGGTCATTCTCTGTCCGACGATCTGGATGAGGAAGACAGGCATTTCTATTTGGATGTCCTCAACGGGATGATGATATCCATGCGGGAAGGTATCGATAAACTTGCCTTCGATGGAATGATGGCGCGGCACATGTCTCGCATGATTGAGAGGTCTATGCCTGAGAATGCTGATCCGGAAGAAGTCCTAAAAGACATCCTTGGCGATAGCGAAAATGTAGTGGCCTTTAAAAGAAAACTGCACTGATGGCTAAGTGGGCAGATAGAGATTGGCACCAAGCTGCTATCGATGAGCCAAACATGGTGCATCAACCACCGCATTATAATGAAGGCACGATTGAGTGCATAGTAGCAATGAAGGCTATGGCAGATGGGGTTCTAAACGTCTCCGCGCATGAAGCATATTGTTGGCAGAACGCCTTCAAATACCTATGGCGTTGGCCTTACAAAGAGAAACGTCTGCAAGACCTCAAGAAGTGTCGTTGGTACTTAGACCGGTTAATTTCCGAATTGGAGACTGACCAGTGATCACCCAACAAGATATAGATGACGTGGCTTCTCTGGCTGACCCTCTTCCGGCCCAAACTCCCTTAGAAATGGTCAGGCAATTTGCCACTGCAATGGGCCATCCCTTGGACGAGAAATGGCGTTTTAATCGTGAATTAGAGGACTTGAGATACCGGCTGGTGGCAGAGGAATTTGGCGAGTTTTCTGACGAGAGTGACGCCGGTAATCGCCCTGCAGCAATGCTCTCAGAATTAGCCGACATTGTATATGTAACTTACGGCTACGCTGCCACCTTCGGCTGGGACTTAGACGAGGCGGTCAGGCGCATTCACTCAGCAAATATGAGCAAGCTAGGGTCGGACGGTAAACCTCTGTACCGGCCTGATGGCAAGGTTCTCAAAGGACAAAATTACAGAAAAGCAGACCTATCAGATTTAGTAAGGACCACAAATGCATAGTAACTACCTACCCACCGACTACCAGACATTCATCGCAACCAGCCGCTACGCACGTTGGCTGGAAGAAGAAGGCCGAAGAGAAACATGGTCTGAGACAGTCGATAGATATATGAATAATATCGTCAATACTTGGCTCAAGCCTGTCGATCAGGCACAGATACGTGATGCAATCCTTTCACTCAGCGTCATGCCTAGCATGAGGTCGTTGATGTGTGCCGGAGAGGCCAGCAGGCGTGACAATACTTGCATGTATAACTGCTCTTATCTAGCCGTAGATAGAAGAGAAGCCTTCGATGAGGCGATGTTTATCCTGCTTTGTGGCACTGGTGTCGGGTTCTCTGTTGAGCAACAGTACATCAATCTCCTTCCCGAAGTTCCTGACTTGTCTGAGTGTGAAACCACAATCGTCGTGAAGGATAGTAAGGAAGGTTGGGCGAAGGCTCTCAGACAAGTGCTTGCACTTTTATGGGCGGGTGAAATACCACAGTGGGATGTCTCGCGTGTTCGTCCAGCCGGAGCAAGGCTGAAGACGTTTGGTGGTAGGGCATCTGGACCTGCACCCTTAGTCGATTTATTCAATTTTGCAGTGGCTAAATTTAAGGGTGCGCAAGGCCGCAAACTGTCTTCTTTGGACTGCCACGACATCATGTGCAAAATTGGAGAGGTGGTTGTAGTAGGCGGTGTTCGACGCAGTGCCATGATCTCATTGTCTAATTTAGAAGATGACAAGATGCGCCACGCTAAGGCAGGCACCGGTTGGTATGCAACAGAAAGCCAAAGAACTTTAGCAAATAATTCAGTTGCTTACACCGAAAAACCCGACATGTCTGCATTCATGCGGGAGTGGGTAAGTCTCATGGAAAGTGGGACAGGTGAACGTGGTATCTTTAATAGGCAGGCTTGCAAAGATTTGGCAGAAAAATCTGGGCGTAGAAAATCTGACTACGCCTTCGGTTGCAACCCGTGTTCGGAGATCAGCCTACGGCCTAACCAGTTTTGCAACCTCACAGAAGCGGTTATCAGGGCCACAGATACCGTTGATGACATTGCGGAAAAGGTACGCCTTGCCACTATACTTGGTACTATCCAATCTACATATACCAAGTTCCCTTACTTGCGGAAAATCTGGGCAGACAACACAGAAGAAGAGCGACTGCTAGGCGTAAGTCTTACCGGTATTATGGACAACCCGCTGATGACGTTAGCCAATGAAGGTCTGGCTGATACTCTTGAGCATCTCAAACAAATAGCCATTGATACCAATGAAGAATGGTCTGAGAAATTGGGCATTCCACAAAGTACAGCCATAACCTGTGTTAAGCCAAGTGGTACGGTTTCACAGTTGTGTAATAGCGCGAGTGGGATACACCCACGGCATTCTCCTTATTACATTCGTACCGTTAGAGGTGATTCTAAAGACCCTCTTACGAGACTTATGTCTGATCAGGGTATACCAAATGAGCCTTGTGTCAGTAAGGGAGATACAACCGTTGTATTCTCATTTCCGGTAAAATCTCCGGTAGGAGCAGTCCATACAAAAGACGTGTCTGCCATCGATCAACTAAAACTCTGGTTGGCTTACCAGCGGCATTGGTGTGAGCATAAGCCTTCAATTACCTGCAATATTAGGTCGCATGAATGGTTACAAGTTGGTGCCTTCGTGTATGAGCATTTCGATGAGATGTCTGGAGTGTCGTTCCTTCCATTCGATGATCACATATACCAGCAGGCTCCATATCAGGACTGTCCGGCTACTGATTATCACATACTTCTAGATCAGATGCCCGAAAAAATAGATTGGACGAAATTATCTGAATACGAATTAGAGGATACCACGTCTGGGATGCAGACATTAGCCTGCTCTGGGGACGTGTGTGAAATGGTTGATATAACCTAATTTACGTTATGGCGTATAAATCATAAATTTACGCTATGACGTACAAATCATATGGAGTATACACATGTGGATATACGTTGCTGTACTAATACAGCTAGGTATGTACAAAGTTCATGCGACAAATGTCGTTTTTCAAGATCAATTATCCTGCATAGAATTTCAGCAATTTGATCAATACAGACTAAGGAGTACTGCTCCTAGTCCTGATCACAGAGTGATATCCATGTGTGTCCAATTGCCTCAAGAAATCTGACGCTGCTTGTAGGGTTGATCTAGATACAGTATAAGAAGTTATCATCAAAGCAAAATGTGGTCGCTTTCGATGTAAGAGTACGCTTGGCTTCGTGGTTGGGGCTGAGTGTACTCGCCTAAT